GCCGCCCACCCGACTGCATCGAGGATGGGTTCAAGCGGATCCAAAAATGTCTTAGTAAACATCATATCAAAATCTACATAGGAATTCAAGTTAAACTCCGGTGGCAATCTCAACGGAAAGGCGATGACGTTTTCTTTGATTGGATTCGGTCGGCGGAGATACAAGAACTTGATTTTCTCGCCGTTTTTGATCGTCTCGTATCTCTGTTCCAGGTCAAGGTCTTGAAGACGTTTATTGTAGAGGATAGACGCCCGAACATGCATCGGTGTGCCTTTTGTATAGAGCGTTTCGCGATGCTCGTATTTGGTTAACTGAGAAACACCACGCGGGAATGCGATAGACTCGGGCGGCATTTTCCGGAAATCGGATTTGAAGTCGCGAATAAATTTCTGGACGTCTGACTCCTGACCTTCTACGATAACGCGGAAGATTTCCTTAAACTTATCCCGCACGACCTGCGGTGTCGAAGACTTAATCGCTTCGATGCCCATCATTTTTAATTTCGGTTCAGAATATCTAACTTTCTCTGAATCCCAGACATTCATGATATATCTTTTCTTCGCCATCCAAATGGCACGGTCTGCGATTACCTCTCGCTTCATGACCATTCGGTTTTCATACGAATTAGTTTCGTCGGAGAGTTTCTGGTATCCGTCGGCAATTTTCTTTTCGAAATATTCCTCGCAGATTTTGTCCAGGAATGAGACAGGATCTTTCGGATTAAACTTCTCGACAATCGGTGCCATGTTGATATAAACTGAGTCGGTGTCGATTGCAACAACATAATCCTCATCAGTCCCGAGGAGTTTATTCATCTCGGTATTCACAACTGCCTCAGCACATTTGATTGCGCGTTGCCCCGAGAGAGTTACGCCTTCTGCGAGACTCTGGTTGAAATACCGGAAGTATTTGTTCGCGAGTGCACCATAGAGCGAGTTCATCAAGATCTTGATACCCATCTGGCGGTTGTCTAGCGAGGATATCTCATTCTCGAGTCTCTTGGTTGGCGTTTGTTCGTATTCTTGTTTTTTCGCCAACATCTGCTCTTTGATCATAACACGATCGTCATAAAACTTTCGAATTACTTTCGGGATAATACCCTCTTTATCTTTTCGATAGAAAACGCCATTGGCAGTCTTGGCTCCGTCGTCTGCAATAGTTTCAGGAGACATATTGTATTGGACAATGATGTTCGGATACAGCGAGTTCAGGTCAAACGACACAACCCAGTCATGCGCACCAACAAACGGTTCTTTGACATACCCTCCGATAATCTTACCGGCATCGTGATCGACTGCTGGTTCAGCAGGAATCACAACGTTTTCTTTCAGCAACTCGTTATAGATTACGGTGTCCCATATTTGAGTCGTGCCGAGTGTCGCCCCATAGTTTGTCTTCGCCTGATACGCCATCGTGAGTAGTAGTGAGAACAAACCGAGTTTCTCATCGAACGCCTCGACCAAGTAGACATCCTGGATATTATAGTCAATAAATTTCTGGTGATCTTCGCGATACAGCGTATGAAGGTTGCCGTGTTCTTCATAAGAAAGTTTTTCTTCTCCAAGAACCACATGCGCGATATGATCGAGTTTATACGACTCTTGTCGCCCTAGAGTGTTCAGCGTGAACTTTTGAAAGACCTCGAGGTAGTCAAGTTGCGCGATCCCATCGAAATCAAACGCAATCTCGGAACCATACTCAGTTCGCTTCATGCGCTCGCGAATCATACCCCATGGTGAAAACTTTTTGGTCATATTGTCGCTAACAACACGACGGACTCGATTCACCAAGTAAGGTATATCAAACAACCTAGAATTCCAACCGGTGATAATATCTGGACAGTTCCGCTCCCACCAGTCTAGAAACTTAATCAACAAATCCTGTTCATCTTCTGCCTGATAGTAGACGACCTCGCGCTCGGTCTTGCTTGTGTCGTATTCACCCAGACCCCAGACGTAATACACGTCTGTTTGATTGTTCGTGATCGCAATAGAGATAACTGGATGTTCAGCGTCTTCGGGTTCGGGGAATCCAGCATCGGAAGCGACCTCAATGTCAATCGTCGCAATATTGATTAGGTCTTTATCAAACCGAATCTCGTATGGGAATCGATCCGAAATGAATTGTGTTACGAAATTTGTCTGACCGTAGATCTGAACGTTCGATATGTCCTGACTTTCTTGGATAGACTTTCGTGCCTTACTCATCGAACCATGGAGGGTAGGACTGACCGGAACTCCATGAAGGGTTCGATATTCTCCGTTGCGGTTGTATTCGTATAGGGTGGGTTTGTAGTGGATCTTTTCTTCAATTCTCTTTCCGTTTTCATACCCTCGGTAGAGAATGTCATTGCCGTATTTCGTTACATTCGTATAAAATTTCATTCAACCATCATACAAAATTATTACTCAAAATTCAACTTGTTCCTGTAGTCAGTCACTGCTGCTTTAATGGCATCTTCTGCCAGAACGCTGCAGTGTATTTTAACTGGGGGGAGCGAAAGTTCTTTCGAGATATCTGTGTTTTTAATAGATGCTGCTTCATCTAGACTCTTACCCTTTACCCATTCAGTGAGCAAAGAGGAAGATGCAATCGCAGACCCGCACCCATATGTTTTGAATCGAGCATCTTGAATAATGCCGTCTTTCACTTTAATTTGAAGTTGCATAACATCGCCACAAGCAGGTGCACCCACCATACCGGTGCCGACGTCGTCGTCTTCTCTGTCAAACTTACCCACATTGCGCGGGTTCTCGTAGTGATCTAATACTTTCTCAGAATATGCCATAATTCAAAAAAGAGGGCTATTCGCCCTCTTTCCTATCTCCCTTTTCATCTTGTGCCTGTGGCGCAACATAATACCAACGATTTGTAATTGGATTATATTTGTGGTGAAGCGAAATATTTTCTAACATGACTCTAAAAGGTCTTGCTACAACTTTCACTTCTTCCGTTTCTCCGGCAGTTGCGATTGAAGAGAGAAAACACAATGCAAAAAATGCGTATTTTCTCATTCGGTGCCTCCGAATTATTTGATTTCAATAAGACGGGGACGCTTCTCCTTTGGAAGTTCAACTCTCAGATCAATGACTAGTAAACCATCCTTGAAGGTAGCTCCATCGACAACAACGTGTTCTGACAATCTAAAGGTTCTTCGAAACTTTTTCTGTGAAATCCCTTTGTGTAGATATTCGCGCGGTTCTTGTTTGATTATTTCTGCTGAAACGACCAACAATCCATCACGCACTTCAACTTCCAAGTTTTCTTGGTCATATCCGGCGAGCGCAAGTTCTACTGAGAATTCCTCTTCACTGTGCTTAACCACATTATGTGGTGGATAGAGTTTGTTGTCTGTCATATCCGACAAACGTTCAATCTCGTTCCAAACGTGATCAAAACCAATGAAATGTGAGCGTGGAAATGTAAATGCTTTAGTTACCATAACGGTTTCTCCTTATATTTAAGCGAGGTGTTGTTAGTGTGACCCGACCATTCGGCATCACGATTCTATTTATACTCGGAATGTTATGCCGAGTCTTGAGAATCTTCGGTAATAGTAACTATTTCTTCGGCAGGTTTCAACTCAGAAATTGCTTTGGCGAATGCTTGCTCCAAGAAAGCATCCTTTTCTTGATCTTTTTTCTTTTGATCGTCGTTCTTTTTGCTGTAGTAATCTAGTAGATTCGAAACAGCAGCAAGCAGTTCTTTCGCTTCGTTATATCTTTTGACTTCGGTGTCGACCGCCTCAATGATATCAGAATGTTCGCCGATACCAGTAGAAGATTCCATATAGGTGCGAATGTTACAGTTCGCGGCAAGCATTTCCGCTCTGTATTTCATCTGAAGGGTTGAAAGGATATCGATTCTCATAATAAACTCCAAATTTAAACTCTAATGTCAACCTTGTGTGGAGATGAACCTAAACCCTCGTCATGAGTAAACATCTTTAGATAATATTCAAAAATCTTAGGTTGATGTTTTGGATTCGGAAGGTTCGGGTATCTCCTCAAAAATTTCTTAATTAATTCATTATTCATTAACTATTATTTATTGTTTCCGATATTATACTTCGGACACAATTCCCACTCGGACTTCTCTTTGAATCCGATAATTTTAATCTGTCTCAATGGCGCACAATCTTTCGCAACTTCCTCATTTACGATTTGGATGAGACCCCAATCCGAGAGTAATGTAGCGATTGTGTTTCTTCGTTGTATGTCAGATTCTTCTAGGTTAGATTTCTTGCCATCGAGCAAAAACAATTCTTTGAAATGTACGATGAAATATCTTCCCTGCTTATGAAGAATATGACACGATTGAAAGAGTTTTTTCTCTTTACGAGAAGCAACTCCAATTCTTGTAAGTGTTTCGCGAACCTTTAGAAAATCATCCGGTTCATTTAACACTATTTCCAGCATATCTGCTGGCGACCAGATATTATTGTCTTCCACCTTTATTTATCCTTATTTTTATTAGATCGATTTGTTCTTTCGAAAGGAGAGGTAAGGCATGCTTTGCTTTCTCATGACTATATCCATAATATTCTTTTACCGCTTCGACATCACTTTCAATCTCAGATTTATTCCACTTTGAAAACCGTTTTCGTTTCCGAACTATATTTAGTAAAAAGTCGAATTGCAGTCGGTTATCTAGGTTGTGATATCTGTTCATAATATTTGCTGCAGCGACCGTGTCTGGAAAATAAGACAGAGATCGATTCACAATAAAAGGATTATACGCCTTCTCCTCGGTATCAGATTCAATAATATCTTTTTTAGAATAATTAATCGCATTTACATAATCAAAGGGGTTCATTTCATTACCATTATCTGATCTTCGGTCACTAGAGGAGTAGGGGGTTTGCTCCTCTTTTTTTTTATCGGGCGCTTCGAAGACCGGATAGCACTTACCGATAAAATCAATAATATAACTGCAAGTGGATCAAACACCGCAACAATCAATAGTATAACTAATCTTACTGCTTGATCAAAGTAATTTTCGGCATTCTCGCCATAAATTAATTCCGAGATGTATTTCAGCGGACCAACTTCAATTTCCAGCGCCAGTTTGTCCCGCTTGAGGTTGAATAGATCGTCTTGGAACGATTCAATTGTTTGGTACGACTCATCGATCGTTTCGTTGAGAGTCTGCCTTTCTTCTTTTTGAGATTCGCGAGTAGCAATCGCACCATCATCTCCTCGGATCCTCTCGAAATCGATAAGTGTCTGAACCGACGCGTCAAGTTGAGAGAGAACTGTCTCTGCGTCAGAAATTGTTCGGCGTTCATTTTCAATACGGCGTTCAATGTTTTGTATTTGCAATTCATTAACCCCTCCGTCACTAACAGACTGTTTCATATGTGCTTTCGAGAGATATCCAAAGATACCCATCGAAGTGATAAACATAAGAACAATCACCGCGAACGTCAGATATGATCTCGTGAACCAACCTGTGCTCTTCCACTCAAGGTGCAACCATGTCGCTGCTACCAGTTTACCAATCTCTAGAGCGCTCGCCATAACCACAACAGATATGAACGCTCCAGAGAAAATACTTGCCAACCCGATGATTGAGAAGTATGCCGCAACCGCAGCAATACTGATCGCTGTAAAGAGTGTAAGATATTTCATCCGTTATTAGATAACGATACCGCTAGTATTTGCGCGATATTCTTTTTCAACTTCTTCGACAGTCGGAACCATTAACACAACGGAAGACTTCGGAATAGAAACTTCACTCAGGTTAGGTTGACCAGTCATACAAAGCGCTGGAATCAATACAAGACCTTGCTCATTTTGCGAAAGCAAACGTGGATCTTCGAGCGTCAAATCCTTTGTTGTTTCCTTAACATACTTACCAATAATCTCTCCAGCAAGCGTTACAACAGATACTACTTCGTTTTTAGAAAAACTCATTCTTCATCCTCAATATTTTGATGTTTAATTTTATATATTGTCTTGCCCTGAGAGACGTTAACAATATTCGGTACTGGAAGAATCTCATAATCTTCCTTGTATATGTATCCTTCTTTTTCGAGCACTTCAACGATAAAGGAGGCACGTTGGTCAACAGTCAGTGGGTTTTTGGGGGTTCCGTCTGACTCGATAAGCATGATAACGACTTGACCAGTTTCGCTAAATGCTGATTTAAAAAGTTCGGTGTGGCGTTGATGCCACGGTTGAAAACGACCGAGCATCTGTGCGGTTCGTTTTTGCCAATCCATTATTTAAATTCCACACCCGCCATTATTTCTGTCATACAAGCGACCATATTTAGTTCGTGGTCTGCAACAAAGGCATTCTTGTATTGATAGTCGGCGAGTATTAACACCAACTGCGGAATGGAGGAAGGATCGACTTTCTCGTACATATTATCATAGATGCTTCGAAAAATAACAGAGGCATCCACATCTATATTATTCGTGACCCAAGAGCGCATCTTCTTAAAGTCCTTAGACTTTAGGGAAGAGAACAATGCATCGTAATTGCCGTTCGCCTTACTCCCGAGTGAAGAAAGGTCGAGCGTTCCTGACGATGACGACCGCTGTAATTCGTTCAACACTCGACGCCAATCCGGAGCAAATCTCATAATCAAATCCGCCAACAACTTAGTGTCAGGGATCTCGACGCCCTCTTCCTTTAATATCATCTTAGAACGTTCGAAGAATTTACCGCAAAGTTCCGGAAGGTCTTTCTTGGTGATATTGAATTCATAAACGCCACAACGACTGTGTAGCGGTTCGATGATTCGGTTCTTGAAATTACATGTAAGAATGAACCGGCAATTGTCAGAGAATTCCTCAATAAATCCTCGCAACGCTGGTTGTGTTGATTGCGGGTTGAGATAATCTGCTTCGTCGAGGATGACGACTTTGACATCACCTGCTAGAGATACGGTCGAAGCAAACCTTTTAATTTTATTTCTAAGGGTGTCGATATTACCCTCTTCAGATCCATTGATCATTATGTAATCACAACCCAATTGATTGCATAATGCTTTGGCGATTGTTGTCTTACCCAGACCAGCAGTACCAGTAAACATCATGTTCGGGATCTCGCCCGTGTCTACAATCTGCTGGAATACTTGTTTAGTGCTTTCGGGAAGAACACATTCAGAAACTGTGCGGGGACGATATTTCTCGACCCATAAAAAATCACTCGGCATTCAAACCTCCATCATAAAAAAATGAGGGTCAATCGACCCCCACATATAAGATATCTAAATGATATCTCGTATTCAACCCGAGTATGGGTTAATTAGTTGCGAGACAATGTCTGACTTTGTGCCTTCAACATCAATCCCGCGTTCTTCGGCAAGAGCGATCAGATCTGCCTTCTTCATACGCAACAACGCAGATTCAGAAGGGAGATCGGGCATTGGTTCCGCCGGTGCAGGAGTGTCACTTGAATCGCTGATTATGCCGACTTCAATTCCAGGTCGAACGATCAAGTAAATACCCACCGCCGCAAGAATGAAGACAACAATTGCAAAGGCGTGATCCATTATATTACTCCTCTGCCGCCTGTGCTTCTTCCAAGCGTTGGATTACTTGGATGCACTGATCGCGCAACTGACCGATTGTTGACAATTCTTCACCACGGAAACCGCCACGACCTGTCACAGTGTCAACAACTGCAACGGTGCTTCGACAAACACGGTTTACCAACTCAACTACTTCACTATCCATTTTAAGATATCTCCTTTATGTCTTACTTGTTTTCTGTAGCGCTACCCAATATTCAACATTGGATTCTGTATTCACGAAATGTGAAATTAGTTTCGAAGAAAGCGAAACATCATAATCACCCTCGATCATTTTTAGGTTGGCGATGCTGAAGATATATTTAAAATCATCACTAGATGCTTCGCCGTCGACTGCAATCTTGATTTCGTTCGAAGAGGCATCTTCATTGTTCGCAACCGCGAGTACGATAACGCCATCATCGTTCTGAACTGAAACTTCGGTGTGACCGAGAACAGATGCTGCCTTTTTAATCTTATTCATTGTCTCACGATCCAAACGGAATGTAACGTCTGCTTCAGGCATTACAATCTCGTTGCTGGTGGTTGTGAGAATAGATGGATCAGAATAGAAATACTTTAGACTCGAACGACCACTGCCGTCTGAGATATCCATATTGTTTTCATCGAAAGTAATCCGAGGACTCTCAACAAGACTCAATGCGCTCAAAAACTCATTCAAGTCATAAATGCCGAATCCGGATGGAAACTCCTCGTCGATCTCTGCTCGTGCAAGAATCGTCTTTGACTCTGATACTGTGCGAAGAACATTGCCCGTGTGGATAACAATGTTTGAATTTACTGAAGCAAAGTTATTTAAAACTTGCAGTGTCTGTGAACTTAGTTCCATAATAAAAATACCTTTTTGAATATATTAGAATTCTACGAATTTTAATTACCAATTTCAAGCAATCTTGCTGAAGTTTTTGTGCTTGATAAATTCGATCTTCGATTCGAACTTACCGTCCAAGAGTTCACCTTTGTGCGATATGATGAACACATTACTGTTCGCGTCGAGCGTATCGAGAATCTTCGTTAGATTATCGACGCCGTCAGCATCCAAACTCGAATCGAAAGTCTCGTCGAGTATGAGGAGGTTTGTCGCCACGCTGTTCTTCATACGGGCAACCTGCCTCCAAGTAAATAACAGAGCAAGGTCGATACGCTGTTTTTCGCCCTCAGAGAATGAGTCATAAGAAAACGCATCGCGATGCCTAGACTTGATCGTTTCTTTAAAGGTGTCGTCTAAGTCGAAAGAGACATAAAAATCGAGAACCTGTAAGAACTGATTGGTCAGTTTGTTAATTACTGGAAGATATTGTTTAATGATCTTAGTCTTTATTCCAGTGTCTTTCAACATTTCATTTATAACGGTGAAATAAGAAACCTCGTCGGCAAGATCAGACTTCTCCTCAACGATAGTTTCTTTCTGATCACCCAGTGCAGATAATTCCCTTTCTGCTTTCTCCACGTCGCTTGTGTTCTGTTCGAAGGCAGAGAGAGAAGATTGTAGCGATGAAATTCTCTTTTGATGAGTAGATATCTCGACCTGCTTTTTGTCTCGGGTCGATATCTCTTCAAGCAAAACTTGAATCTGGTCGCTTATGCCTTCCAGTGTCTCGTTGAGTTTGGATATTTTGAATCCTGCGTGTATTCTCCCTTCTTCAAGGTCGTCCCATTTCTTTGCTGCCCTTTTGGTTTTTTCTTGTTTAAATCCTTCGTCAATACCTTGATCACAGGTGGGACAGGTGGAGTTATCTTCATAAAATATAATCTCTTTGTTAAGTTCATCCTGCTTCACAGTGAACTGATGCTTGTACTTTTCGACTTCAGTTATATCGCGAGACATCTTAGCAGATTTTTTTCGGAGCGTTTCGAGAAATTCAGTGTCAACTTCCGGAACCTGAATATTCGAAATTATTTCTTCGAGCGAAGAAATCTCTTTCAACTTTTCGTTCTTCGCTTCGTCGTTCAATGCATATAAACGGTTTACATATTTCTTCGCCGCATCGATCTTCACTTGAATAGACTCTAGATCCATCGCGTTGGCACGAACCCTTTCTTTGAGTATCGACTGACGTTCTTTGAGAATCGCGTTCATCTTAGAGAATACATTGATATCAAGCAGGTCTTCAATGACATCCCTTCTATGTTGTGCAGGTAGCTGCATGAACGGAATGAACGACGAACTGCCAAGCACAACAATCTGGTGGAAAGATTTGTGATTTAACTTCAGAATATTCTGTTCCAAAACCTTTTGATATTCTTTGTTGTGTGAGTCTTGATTGACCAGAGTTCCGTCTCTCCAGATCTCGAATTTTATTGGTTTTATACCGCGAATAATTTTATAATCAGATCCATTGACGGTGAATTCAACTTCAACAAGACATGCCTTATTGTTTATTGAATTGATCATCTGATTTTTATTAATGTTTCGGTGTGCTTTACCGAACAATCCGAACGACAACGCATCGAGCATGGTAGACTTACCCGCGCCATTTTGTCCGACGATCAGCGTCGAAGGTGACTCATTTAATTTTATCTCGGTGAAGTTGTCACCCGTAGATAAAAAATTACGGTATCGCAGCGTTTTAAATATAATCATACTATCTCAAGGGTTTGTGCTTCAACCATTAGTGTGTGAACCATATTCTTGATTCGATCTTTATCGAGGTGTGTATCAACAGCATCAACATAACTATACAATAAATCTTCGGTCGATTCAAGAGAAACCTTACCGTCCTCGACGCTAGAACCTACAAACTCTTCGAAGTTCTCTGCAATCTTGAGTTCATGAATCTTTTTATTGGAAATACGATCAACAAACTTTTCGAACAATTTTGGATCTGATTTGTTCACGACAATAATTTTGACGAACTTGTCTTCGACGTCTGGTAGTTTGCCGACAGAATATTTGTACTCTGCCTTTTCGATTGTATCGTCATAATACACTCGTTCAAACAACCGAACAGGATTTAGAACTGGCGTCAGTTCCCGAGTGTCTGTATCAAATATGTGGAAGTATTTCGGATCGTGCGCGTCGCTCCAGAAAAACTCCATTTGAGACCCGAGATAATGAATATTGCCGCTAGATGACTTGGTGTGGAAGTGTCCCGTCAAAACGGTCTCAAATCTCGAGAACACCTCGATCGGCATGCCGTCTGTACAGGGTATCCCTGCCTGCATTTCGAAACCAGAGAGTTCGAGGTGCGCTCCCACGTGCGTTGCCTTGCACTTAGATAAAAAGCGCAATGATTCCTTTTCGTTCTCATGATTGATCCAAGGAACCAAAGCGAAGTCTAGACCATCATAATCCACCACCATCGGTTTCTCAATGATGCGAACTTCCTGCATGTAATGCCCGAGCAATTCTTTTAGAGCATTAAGGTCATTTGTGTTCTTGTAATATACATCATGGTTTCCTGGTATGATATCCATGTGTATCTGTAATTCTCGGAGTTTCTCCAAAAAGATCTTCCGATTGTGTTCGAGTGCTTTGAAATTAATAAACTTGCGATTGTCATAGTAATCACCAAGGTGCAAAATCTTTTTGATACCGTGCTGCTCAAGATACGGGAAGAAAACGTCACGATAAAACTTTTCCTGATAGTCCATGAACACCTCAGACGAGTTACGAATACCCGCGTGAGTGTCGTTCAATATTGCAATTTTCATTTACATACTCGCAAGTTGTACAACAATAATAAATAATAGCATATTTGTAACAAACAATTCAAGCGCTAAGATGGTGTGATACCAAACCCAGCGGGTCTTGTATGCGTTACTGATGTTAATGTCTTCGGGGTCTGGATCGGCAGGATTACTTTCCGTATTCGCTGCCTTCCAAAATTTAGTCAGTTTATCCATCATCATTTCAGTTATATAACTCGTCTTCATCTTCTAAAAAGTCTGAGAGGTCAGAATCAACCTTTCGTTTTCTCTTTTTGTACTTAGATGCCTTCTCATATTCTGAGACGATCTCATCCGTTTTCTTAACCGTCTCAATCCTATCTCTTAGACTATCAACGAATGCTTGTGTTTGAGCAATCGCTTCCTCGTCAGATTCTTCGGCGGTGATTAGATCAAGGATGTCAGTTTCTGAAATATATTTGAGTTTGATTTCTTGCTGTTTCTTTTCCTTTTCTATTCTTCGGAGAAATGCGTACCATGAGATCTGTGTGAAGTACGCGAAAGCATTGGGTTTGCCTGTACGCGTGGCTGTCTCGAGATTATAGTTGTCAATCGCTTTCAGGCAATTCTCAACAGCATCCATCATCATTTCTTCGCGATACGTGTAGCGAACAAAGTTTGCTTTGTGTGAAAGACCTTCGGCGATCTTTAAGAAACAAGCAGCAATGTAATCAGTGATTTGGGGTTTGCTTTCGCCTTGTGCTTCGCATTCCCGAGCATGACTGACATACTCAACCACTGCCGCTGAAAATTCAGCGTTATTCACATAATGCGGTTTTTCTTTTGCTTTTGCTCTTGCTGACATAACTAATACCTCTTCAAATATTTTCAACAATTATATAAAATAAGGTTTTCAAATTCAAGCACTCAATAGTTATTGAAAATGCTGTTTAAAATAATTAAAATAAAGCCATCGCTCGGGGGGAATAATATATGCAATTAATGCACTGTGTCATCGTCTTCCCGTTTCGGAAACTGTAACACCTTTCCTTTCTTTGGTGAAGTACCGTCCGAATCATTATTGACAGGAGTCCTTGACTGTAACTGTTCGATTAATGAATTTGATTCATCCTCATATCCATCAAACACGTTATCGAGTTCTTCCATCAATTGACGAATATAATCATTATCCATTTTGTCGTAATATGATTGCCTCATCTTAGATATATTATGTAACTGTGATTTTGCTATTCGATATTCTTTCGAAAATGCTGTGGTTGGTTCGCATAATGCCATTACCTTATCGCTCGCCAAAGAAATATAATCATTATCGCTCTCTATCATCGCAATCCAAGGTTTAAACAAATATTGCGCCTCAGTTGGATTGTTGCCATTTCTCAAAAGGATTAGTGCATTTTTTATAATAAAATCTGGATCCTCTTCAGAAGGAAAGTCAACCACTTCACATGCTATCTCTTCACCAGAAATTAATTTGAATTGAATTATCGTACCGCTCATATATCTACCGCATTAATTTTATAAGGAAACTTTTCTCTAGTATATATCTTGATTCTTTCACCGCTGTGCAACAGGGTAAAGTTCTTCTTGGACTTCCAATGAAGGTCGTCCGCAATGTCAAATAATTTAGTAGTTGAACCATCGTCTGATATTCTAAGTCCTCTTCCTATTGATTGGAGTACTCGGATTTGACTTTTTGATGGAGATGCAAATATAACGTTATGCAGATTTTTGATATTAATACCAGTGGAGAAAGTGCCCAGAGAAGCGAGTATAATGCTATTCTTTTGCTTGTCCACAATATTCCGGATTTGTTCGCGGTCTGTTGTTTTTGTTTCGCCCGAGACGAAAAAGAGTCTTTGTCCATCTTTTAATCTCGACTCAATTAAATCCCGTAGACCCTTGCCGTGGCGATCCACAAGGTTAAACAGAACCAGTGTATTTCCGGTTTGATTGACTGCAAGGTTTGCGATAAATTTGTTTCGTTTCTCGTAAGTAACAAGGAAATCGATTTCATCTTGGTAACTCCTACTTTCGGTTGGTTTACGGTACTCGTCGGCATACTTTAGAAGAATTACGTCAATATCGATATTGGCGAGTGCGTTTTTATTTTGAAGTTCGTGGGTTGTGACAACACGCTTGACCGGTCCGAATAAACCCTCAAGAACTAGTTCATTGACTTGCGTGCCGTCTAATGTGCCCGTGGTGCCGAAACGATATTCAGCGTTAATCGCTTTATTCATAATCGAAGACAGCGACTTGGACTTGAATCCATGTACTTCATCGCCTATAATACATCCGTATTGGTGAAACCAGTTAGGGTGTAGTTTGTATATTGACTGCCAAGTAGAGATGACAATCGGGCATTCTGTGTCTTTGTCCTTTCCAGAATATATTCGATGACAATTCGTTTCAACATCGAAACCGTATTCTGAAAAATCTTTGTACATCTGTTCCACAAGCGACGTTGTAGGAACAATCAGGAGAATTTTTTTATTGTGATTCGCAAGATACCATCGGGAAAGAAGATAGATGATGAACGACTTTCCGGAACCTGTCGGGGAAATAAGGATGCATCTTTTTCTTTCGATACCGTGAGTGATTGCATCGTATTGATAGTCTCGAGGTTTAAACGGAAGATTCAAAGTCTCGAACCATTCCATGATTTTCATATGGTTCACAGTATTTTTGTCGTATGGATAACCGTATGCGCCCTCCTCGACTTTAATGCCGTATCCTCTTTGAATCGCAAACTTCTTGATCGCCCAGTAAAGTCCCGCGTTGATCTCTCCGTTGGTGCGGTTAAACATGCGAATTTTTCCGTCCCAGACCTTTTTCTTGACGGCAGGCATGAACTTCGCTCCTGGAACCTCGAATGTAAAATATTCTGATAACTCCGAGACGACATGTGGCGCGCACTCTATCATCTGCAGCATCGAATAATCTTTCATTCTCAGTTTAATAATTTCCATTAAAACCCTGCTTCAAACTTCTTCCATTCGATTGCATTTCGAATCGTTTGATGACGCCATTTCAGATTGTCGAGGATATCTTTTAACGTCTCAATTATATTATTTAGGTATGCAATTTTCGCCTCGCTCGCGACGAGTTCTGGGTCTGCTTCGACGTAATGCTGCATTTCGCCCTTTAAAACTTTCAACCCATTGAATGGATCTGGATCCCAACCAAACTTCTCGATTGCTTGTTGATCAAGTTTTCCATTATACCACAACCACTTATTCTTCATGAGTTCTTTCTGTTTAAACTCAGCGTCTTTCAATTTCAATTTAAAAGTGGAGAGATATTCTAGATATTTGGCGTGTAGTTTTGGTGTTTCGACCGAACTCACATCTAACTTATTAAAGTCGATCTGAGAGTCTATTTTCCATTCAGCGTGTAACTGTTCTAAATTCATGATGCAGTTTCCCAAAGATATTGACTAGTCAATTATACTAAACGAACTCGAAGTAATCAAATCTAAACGAGACAGGAAATGTGATGTACGTTCCATCAAGGGTGGATGCAAAGTTTATGCCTCCGATATTGATTGGATGAGAGTTTACATATCGAAACGACCGGTTCGGATTATTTGAACTCGTCAGTATAGAAACTGTCACGTCTTGATATGAGGAGAGTTGTGCGCCACTAATTTGAGGCGCAAGTGTGTGCTTCTCTTGAGTCGCTCGATTCATCCAGTCGTATATCTCTTGATATACGTTCATATCTTCGTCCATGATCACTTCGATAGTCAAAACTCCATTTGTGATCGACTCTCCGAGCATCGGCAAAGTGGATAATCTTGGGAATCCGATTTCAGCAGGGTCAAGAGAGATGTCAGGGTGTTGAATGCTTTGCGCGAAAAACTCGAGGTTCGCGAAATTTTCTTTATTAATCGAAACTTTAAACCCGTTCGGTGCAAGGTAATTTGTTCCGCAATTGAAAGTCGTTGACATGATTTGTCTCAAAGTTATTTACGATATTATTTATACGCGGAAATAACTTTATGCTGGTTTGCTTACACCATATAAATCAGAAAAAGATATAGGACCAGAAATAGGAACACCAGTCTGATTCGAATCTACTAATCCTGCATTTCGATAATAATCGCTCAGAGAGACTTGTCCCGTCTGTTCGAATTCATCCCTAATATCCTGTAAAGAAATTTGTCCTGAAGTTTGGGTAGTCATAATAAATCCTCAATTATTGCATAATGTTATAATTATCTATATGTGAAAAAAAGGGAGACCGAAGTCTCCCTTTTCGTTATGGATAGAATTAAATTCTATGGTATAACGCGATATACTGAAAATTTATTATCGCCTTGGTTGCTTCCTGATCTCTTATACGTGTATCCATTGCCATGCGTGGTTACTTGAGTTGGGAGAGTTGTATCGTTGACTGTTGTTGAAATAGCGATAACGCCATTCCACATCACATCGATATCATAAACTCCTGGATCGTTTGCAATTACTCGGAAATAATAGTTATTCACGTCATAGAATGTACCACTTGTACCAGATACTGGTTCGTCAACCCCATAGAAGTCGGAGAAAGAAATTTCGCCTGAAGTTGGGACAGAAGTCTGATCGAAGTCGACATTAATTCCATTGCGATAATAATCGCTCAAAGATAATTCGCCTGATTGATTGAATTCGGCGCGGACATCACCCGCACCGATTTGACCTGATGATTGAAGTGCCATATGTTTTACTCCCCTGCTTTAAGATCGTCAACCTGACTTTGTAGGTCTTTGACTGCTTCTACAAGAAGACCGATCAAAGCATTATAGTTGACCTTGTCGTATTCTGTATCTTCACCAAAGATCTTGCCCGTTGTAACTGCTTCTGGAAGCACTGCAGCAACATCTGTAGAAAGAACACCAGCAGATTTACCGCCGCGAGTCCAATCCCAAGATACACCGTTCAACTGTTGTACTTTCTCAACAGCATTGTCGATCTTGACGATATCTGTCTTAAGACGTGGGTCAGAACTTACTGCAGTTGAGAACGCAGTAATGTCGCCGGAAGCATTCACGCCGCCGTTAACATTGACTG